CAAAATGTTTATATGTACCAACCATCAAAGTTGCAATGGCACTCAATATTCCTAAATAGGTGGCAATTTTACTCAAAGATATGGCCATAGTGATCTCCAGATTATAATATTATAACTGTATTTATTATAACATTGAATCTTCAATACCTGCTACTCTGAGTTTAGTGATATTTGAAAGTTGCCAATTCTTAATGTCCATACCCTTCAATAACCCACTATATTGGTTTCTTATCAATGCAAAACTATTAATAATTGAAGACCATGCTACTACTTCATCATCACCATCAATATACTTTTCAGCCACTCTAGGAGTTAGCTCTTTATTATAGTGTTCAGTGAATTGTTTGAACTTCTTTGAGCGTGTTCTATCAAGCTCAATGTTAAGATGCTTAACTATTGCTTCTACTTCTTGAAATTGAGCATAACGATATTCAAAATATCCTGAGAGGCGATACGAAGCTTGCTCTATATTACCAGAAATCTTTACCTCAGATCTCGCATCTTCGAGCTCGCCCTCAAAATATTCAGTCGCATTATCAATTTGATCCAAATTATCATTCAAACATATATGTCTATACCAATAATTCAAACTAACCAAAATCTTCGTCCTCTTCAATGGCACTACCATAAATCATATTCAATGCTTCATCAAATATTTCATTATGGTCATATAATACAGATAAATCATAATCACTATCATGTAATTTTTGGAATACTAATCCCATAAGCTCCAAATGGTCTGACTCTGGAATATATTCCAAAACCTCCTCTATGGTATCAACAAAAAATGTTTCTAAATCAACACTAGCCATTTACTTCTTCTAACTCCATTTCCATTTCCATTGCATGACGCTCAGCAATTTTTAATGCATCCTTATCTACATCACATGGGTTTTCAGCCATGATTTGGTCTAGCAATTCTGGTGTGAATCTTTTACGAAAATATTTATGTTCTACGCCATCTTTATCAGTATATAATAATTTATTACCGACCTTTACCAATGTGCCATCTAATTCTAACATTTCTATTAAACCAGAATACGGATTAATACCAGTTGACCACGGAACTTCAATGGTAGTTTTCTCAAACGGTTTATTATACCGCGATTTATAAACCATTACATTAATTTTAATACCCTGAACGCCAGTCGTTGTTTCAATTACAAAATCTTCATTTACCTCTTTAAGTTTTGCCTTGCGCGTAGCAATAACAATACTTGATGCATATACAATACCAGCACCACCAGAGATTTTTTGATCCGGATTAAACATATCTTGCGATTCATATGTGTGATTGCAAAATAAGAACCCTATATTTGTCTGTTCACATAGATATACGCAATTTTTAACCAGTTTTTTCAATTGTTTAGCAAGCTGACCTTGGTCACCAGCATTGTTACCCTTCATCCACTTTTCTTGCCCTGTATTTGTCTCTAACATTCCTATCGAATCAAGTACAATTAATATTGGTTGGTCACTGCCAGATGATTTAAAATCACTTATAAATTCTGCAATTGTTTTAACTACATCATCAACGGTGAATACAGGTATTCGCATAAATTTATTTTTGCTAACATTAACTCCTGCTTTAATTAGCCACTGTTTATCGCCTGCACCTTCTGAATCTAATAGAATAATAAAAGCATTATCATTTCGTTGAGCTTGACCCATTGCAAATGCTGCTAATAATGATTTACCTGATCCACTTTCACCGGCAAACATGGTAACTTTTGATAACGGTATGCCTTTATTATAATCACCGCTAATTAAACGGTTTAACGCATAATTACCTGAATTGATCCAAATCTTTGGATCACTAAAACCAACAGGAATATTCATTTTTCCTGTTAGCGTTTTAGTAAATTTTGTAGGATTAAAAGTCTTCATTGTTTATTTCCTTATATTTTTATTATTATTAAGGTTGCGGAGGAGAAATTTTCTCCTCCGCAATATCACATATATTAGGCGCTTTCTTTGCGTGCTTTAATACGTGCTAAAATATCTTGTGGACTTTTCTTTTCACTAGCTTCTGGCGTAGCTGCTGGTGCTGCTGGTGTAACCACTTCTTCAACAACTTCTTCCACTACCGGAGCTACAACGTCTTCCACTACTGTTTTGGTGACAGTAGGGGATACTACTTCAGTTACATTTACTTTTGGGGTGACTGATGTTTTGGTTGGGCCATTATAAGTTAAACCATATGGTTTCCAATGACTAGCCCATAATTCTGGATTATATAATTCACCATTAACTGATGCATCAAACATATCAGCTATGATTTGAATTCCAGCTGCATCTGGTTTCTTAGGTAAGAAATCACTAAGATTAAATAATCCATAATTATCAATAGCCGCTTGTTCTTCATCTGTGATGCTTGAAGTTTTACGGGAATAACCAGAAGTTGAATAACTCGCATATTCACCTTGCTTTGTTTTTACAATTCTAAAATCTGTTCCTGATACATAATCTGTTGGGATATCTTCCATTTCAGGGTCCATTAATGTATCATGGATGATTTTATAAATTGATGGGTTAATAACAAATCTACGAATTGGGTTCTCAGGATTATCTGGAGAATTAAGTGGATCATCGCGTACCATGCCTTGAAAAATATATGTACGCTTCTTCCAATACTTTCTGGCCGACTCTTCAAGATCGGCCTCTTTAAACCAAGGGCGAACTTGCGTTAAAATTGGGCATTTTTCATTCCACATTTCCATACATGGAACTTGCACAACAATTTCTTTTGTTGTATCACCACCCACTACACCAGAAAATGGTAAACGGATCATATTACGTTCAACCCAAAAGAAATCATTGGATTCATCTGCATCAGGTAAAAATCTTAAAATTGCTGTGGAATCTTGCGGAATATTCCAAAATGGATATATTGCATTATCATTTGTGGTTTTTTGTTCTTTATTATTTTGTTCCTTAAGCTTGGAACGTAAGGCTGCTAATGTAGTCATTATTCTATTTCCTTGTTAGGTTTAGGTTTATGTTTGTTTTATGTTTGTTTAGAGAGCCGTTAGCTACACTCAAGTCTATAATTCAACCTGCAATAATATACTGTTATTATTTATGACAATCATGCAAAAAATGCATTTTTTGTTTATGATTTTTATACATATATTTATTTAAACAATATAGGCATTATTACATAAATGTCCTTGCATTGTCAATAAAAAAACGCACTAAAAAATAGTGCGTTTTCATATCAGTATGACGTTTTTAATATTAATTTTTATATTTTGATAACTCAATTACTCTATTATTAAATATATCATTCTTATCCATATGATCAGTGCGTTTGTATTCTTTTTTCTTACGCATTTCACGGCGGTTCTGCTTCTTGCCGTACTTTGAATCATACTCTTTCTTATTTCCCCATTCATCACCATCGTCATCGTCGTAGTTGTTATATTCTTGAACATTCATTGTTTTTGTTGTAGAATTCATTTTCATTTGATCACTATCTTGTTCAGATTGATCAATATAATTTCCTTCATCGTCCATAAATTCAAGTTCATGTGGCTCAACTGCTGAGAACGGACCACTATGCTGCGGGCAACCAATACTTTCAACTTGATTATTGATTCCTGCCAATTCTCGCATCCGTGTTATATGTGATTCATCTTCACCTATATAAGGACCAGATACTTCTTTATCAAAGTGATCTTTATTATCATCGCCCACCGCTTTCTTGCTAGCGAATATTTGTTGATTTTCAGATTCGTCAAACCCTACATTATCAAAATCACCTCGTTCATAACCAGACCACAATAATTCAAGCGCAGCATCTTTAAAATATCCTTTTGGTTCATATCCAGTAATGCTTGGACTTGAGCGTTGTTCTTCTTCATAGCTTGATGCTGCTTCTTTAAACGCAGATTCCATTGACATACCCATTCTCATCATTTCTTTCACACTGTGTGATAATTCACCATATGCATGTTCATTGCCATGATCTTGAGGCGTATCTGCAAATCCTGAATTAATATCAGGGCTTGATTCTTCTGGAGTTTCTGTTACTTCTTCAGTTGTTTCGTCTACTTCTTCAAAATGTGCATCACCATAAAATTGTTCAGCATCGATTTCATCCTTATGTTTACGAATTTCATCACTATGACTCATCACATCATCTGCAAATGTCCTACCAGCATCAGCATGTATGATACCCTCTTCAGACGCCATTTGACGAAGTGCTTCACTGGCCTGTTCATATGCCAACTTATCACCATTATGATATTCTTTAGCGTATTTTTTAGCAGCTACATCGATTGCATCTTCACTACCCATTTTATTTTTTGACACTAATTCATTGAGTAATTTAAATGCGGCACTCATTTCACCCATTTTATGAAACTCCCGTAACCGTTTTCGTGACATATCCATTTCATCTTTTAATTTTGAATCATTCTCAACAAACTCAGTTACTTGATCAAGGATGCCTTGGCCCTCATACATTCCAATCAGATCATTAAATAATGGATTTCCCATGTGTAAATTTAATTGATGCAATGCCGTATTTGGTAATGTTTTTTCAATAACCGGGGCGGGCTCTTCTTCAGGATCGCGCTGTCCGGGCTGCTCTTCTTCGGCCTCGCCTACAGTCTGCAGGTTTTCCGTTTCGCCGGCACCGATCGGGCCCTGGACCCGAAGGCCGGCCGGACCCTGCTCCTCTTCGCCAGCCCTCTCGCGTTCGCGGTCCCCCTGCTTCTCTCGGCCCTGACCGCGGCGGCCCTCGAGCGGCCGGCCGTCTGGAGGCGGGGGGCTTCCTTGGCGCCCGGCGGCCGCAGGATCGCCTGGCT